CCCAGTATCTGACCCTAACATATTCTCCGAATCACAACGTGTTGCGCAGAACCAGGCACTCTTACAGATGGCCTCTTCCGCGCCTCCGGGGATGTTTGATATCCGTGCCGTGTACCGCCGCGTACTACACCAGCTAAAGATTCCATCAGTAGAGGAAGTACTGCCAAATCCGTTAGGTGCCTCTGAGTCTAACCCAGCGCTTGAGAATGTCTCCATGACAATGGGACGACCAGCCGCGGCCTACCCAGACCAAGACCACATCTCGCACATTAAGGTCCACCTAGAGTATGCAGAAAATCCAGCGTATGGTGGAAGCCCAGTCATTGGGCCAGTATTTGCTCCACATGCACTTGACCATATCAAGCAGCATTTAACACTGCACTACCTCCAGTCAATGCGATCATACGTAGCACAAGCATCAGGCGGTAAAGATACACTTAATCTACATCAAGAAAACGCCCTAGACATAGAGTCACAACAGGCCTTAGCATTGGCGTCGCACATGGTAGATCAGGATGCTAAAGAAAATATGTCTGAATTTTCACAAAGAATTTCAGCCCTGGCCCAAAAAGTTCAACAGGCCCAACAGGCTCAGCAACAACAAGCCGCTAATTCAGACCCAACAGCACAGGTTATTCTTAAGACTCAAATGGCTGAGACCCAGCGCAAGACACAAGAGTCACAGGCTAAGATGCAGCTGGAGATGCAACAGGACCAACAGAACTACCAGCTTGAGGTTGCAAGACTTCAACAACAGGTTCAAGAGTTGCAGGCTAAGTACTCCACACAGACAAACATTGATAACCAACGCAACGCCACAGATATTGCAATGGCAAACATCAATAACGCCGCAAAAGAGCGTATTGCTATGATCTCAGCCGGTTCTCAGATGGATCAACAACAGGCCCAACTAGACCATGAGCAAAACCAATCCGCAATGCAGGCCATTGCTGCATCGGATCAGGACATACGCCAGCATGGACTAACAGTACAGCAGCAGGCATTTGAGGTACAGGCAAACCAAGTAAAACAACAGGCCGATGCTCAGCAAAAAGCAGCGTTGGCAGCGCAACAACACGGTCAACAGTTACAACAAAATGACCAGCAACATCAGCAGGCACTAGAGCAACAAGCAGCAGCACCACAACCCACAACCCCAACACCAGGAGCATAATATGGCCGATCAAAAAGGCTTTCGTCAAACGTACCAAGAAACTGGCAAACTGTCCACAGGCGGTGGCCCAGATGCTAAAGTAGAAAAAGGAGCCTCCGGTTCTAAGCGCGCAAGCAACGCGGATCTAAAAGCACGCCCAGCACGTTCATCTAAAGTTGGACCAGATAAAAACCTAAAAGAAGTTAAAACAGGTAACTTTTATTAATTCAATTTGGGGCGGAATACTGCTCTATTTGCATTAATATGTATATGAAAGACTTTTTATCAGAAATTATCTCTCGTACGAGAGACGAACAAAAGAAAATAGCGGAAGCCGTCACCGCTGGAAATAATGTAAACTCCTTTGAGGATTACCAACGCCTAGTTGGAAGACATGAAGGTTTTTCAGAGATACTGAACATTATTAACGAGATTTTGACGGAAGACGAAGACGACCTGTAAAGGTTATAGGAGGCAGCCGAATGGCAGCATTTGATGTTAGAGCAAAAGAAGAACCAGATACTAGATCCGAAGAAGAATGTTTCCCGGTTGTAGAGCATGGAACTGAAGTAGCTGGAGATAGAGTTTTAGTTCAACTAAGACGCCCTAAGACAGCAAGTAAAGGCGGGATCATCTTTGTAGATGAGACCACACAAACGATTAAATTTAATGAGACTGTAGCTAAGGTTGTCCAGGTTGGACCTTTGGCATACCGAAACCTAGACGACTTAACCCCATGGATTGAAGGTCCTTGGTGTAAAGAAGGCGACTTGGTACGTACAATTAAGTACGGCGGCGACCGATTTGTGGTTGACGCAGGAGATGAGGGAGCACCCGTGGTGTTCATTACCTTACAGGCCCGTGAAATTATCTCGCGCATTACGTCTTTCGAGGCTGCGCAACGGATGAAAGCGTTTGTGGACTAACATGGCTTCAAATTTAGAAACTCAACAAAAATACCGAAGTAAAACACCTAGGTATAGTATGTATCAAACGTTGAATCACGCTAAAAAAAGAGCTGAAGTAACAATTACAATTCAAGATTTAATGGATATTTTTGAAAAGCAAAAAGGACTTTGTGCTTTAAGCAAAATAAAAATGACATGGCATCAAGGAAAAATTCTTCCAACATCAATATCAATTGATAGGATAGATAATAGTAAAGGTTACATTGAAAATAATGTTAGACTTGTTTGTGTAGTAATTAACGCTTTTAAAAGCACCCAAACTGATGCTGAACTTTATGAGTTTGCAAAAAGTTTAGTTGAAAATATGTCAAAAAGCGTTTGTTGATTAACTTTTGTAAAAAAGAAAGTATGTATGGCAGAAAATGAAAAAGATGTTCCTATTAAGGAACGCGAGGATGGTTCATTCCTTGCAAAGGTAGATTTTCCTGAAGAAATTGAGGACGAAGAAGCCAAAAAACCAAAAAAAGAAGAAGAAGAGCATGACGAAGATGCTCAGGATAACGCAGAAGAAGATGCAAATGACGACGAAGATGCCGAATCTGATGAAGAACGCGAAAAAATCCGTGAGGCACGTCGTGAAGAGCGCAGACTTAAGAAAGATTTAAAGAGACAGCGCGATCTTACCTCTAAAAACAAGATTACAACGCTTGAACGCCGAAATGAAGAGCTTGCTCGACGTTTGGCTGCTGTAGAGAGCACCGCGGCATCATATCAGTTCGCACAAATCGACAAACAGGTGGAAGATGAAGCCACCCGCGTTGAATATGCCAAGATGAAGATGTTGCAGGCGGCTCAAAACGGCGACGCGGCAGGTCAGGTAGAGTACTTGGAGCAGTTAACAGATGCCAAACAGCGTCTACAACAAGTACAGTACTACAAAAAACAACAACTCGAGCAGGCAAAGACACCTAAACAAAATGTGCCTAACGAGATCAGTACAGAGGTTCAAGCCAATGCAACAAAGTGGCTTAAAAAGAACAACTGGTACGATCCGCAAGCTCGAGATACAGATAGTAGAATTGCCAAGGTAATAGATCAAGAACTCGCCACAGACGGATGGGATCCAAGTGACCCTGAGTACTGGGATGAGTTAGATAGTCGTTTATCCGCACGTTTACCACACCGCTATACATCGCAAGGTGGAAAGCAAGCAAAGCGCTCAGCGGGCCCAACAGCCTCCAGCCGAGTAGCAAATGAATCAAGCGTTAAGCCAGGAACAATCACACTAAGCCGTGAGCGTGTACAGGCCATTAAAGACGCTGGTTCGTGGGACGATGTAACTAAACGAAATAAAATGATCCGCGCATACGCCACGTATGACCGCGCTAATAAGGAATAATTATCATGGCAAATACAAGAATTAAACGTGACTTAGACGACCGCATGGCTGACAGAGCACAAGAAGTAACCGAGCGCGCTACAACGGCCGCTCCTGATGACATTGCACGTCGTGAACGCCTTGATGCGTTTAGAGACAAGTGGGCAAATAGTGCGTTGCCAGATCTTCCAGGTGGCGTTATCCCTGGAATGCACTTATGTTGGTTGTCAACAACCAATACTTACGACAGTATCGACAAACGTATGGCGTTGGGTTATGAGCCAGTTAAAGCCTCCGATCTCGGAAAAGGCTTTGAAGGACTAGGCAAAATGAGCTCCGGCAAGTTTGAAGGCTGTGTTAGTTGTAACGAAATGGTACTTTTTAAGTTACCAGAGGATATCTATCAAGAAGTAATGCGGATGCTCCATTTGGAAGATCCGCTTGAACATCAACGCAATATTACAGCGCAGGTTCGCGACACAGCGCAAGGTAATAAAGGTGGACGTTCAGTTCTCGAGGGTGGTCTTTTGGAGATGGAAAAAGATACCGCAAAAGCGAATAACAAAAACATTCGTTTCCAATAACATTCTTCAAAAATAACAAAGGAAATAACATAAATGTCCACAACATTTAATCCCTTTGGTCTGAAGCCAGTGTATCATCCTAGCGGTCTTGATCGTGCAGTGCCATTCGTTGGCACCAACACATACAATCCCGGTACGACTTACACAGCTCCCTACTCGTTGTCTGGCGCGCAAGTTGCGTTTTACCAGTACACACCAGTGGCATTGACAGCTTCAGGTCAATTAACTGTAGCAGCACAAGCAGCATCTACAACTTCAATCAGCCGTGTTTATGGTGTGTTTGATGGCGTAGAGTACACAAACTCCGATGGTCGTCGTTCAGTAGCTAAGTATGCAACTAAGACAACTTTGGATGCGTCTACACAGATCATCTTCTGGATCTTTGCTGATCCTCAGTTGGTTTATGAAATCCAGTGCAATGGCTCAGTAACAACTGCAGCTATCGGTACACAATACAACTTTGACACAACTGCTGGCTCACTGGTAACTTCCGGTACAGCTATCGGTGTAGGTGGCGCAGGCTTCTCTACTACAGCTCTATTGGCAACTCCTGTTGCTGCTGGTGCACAAGGTCAAGTACGTGTTGTTGGATTAGGCCGTGAAGTAGCATACCCAGCAGGCAGCAACAATGCTTGGGGTGATACATACACGATTGTTCAAGTACAGATCGCAAACAACATGTTTGCAGCCGCTTCGGTCTCGATCTAATTAACGAAAGGAAATAGCAAATGGCAACCCCAATGCGTAGTACCGACTTTCGTGCGGTAGTCGAACCGATTATCAACGAAGTCTTTGATGGTGTGTATGAACAACGCGCCGACGAGTGGAAAGGATTTGTAGAACAGATCCAAGGTATTCCACGTAACTATCACGAAGAAGTAATGCTCTTCGGTATGAATGCTGCACCTGCCATGCCTGACGGTACTCCTGTCAGCTATGACCAAGGTGGTACATTGTACATCACCCGTTTCATCTACCAAATCTATGGCTTGGCTTATGCCTTGACCAAAGTATTGATGGAAGACGGCGATCACATCCGTATCGGTAGCACCTTCGCTAAACACTTGGCTCAGTCTATGATTGAAACCAAAGAAACCCTCTGTGCTAACTTGTTGAACTTTGCGTTCACAACTGGCTACGTTGGTGGCGATGGCGTTACATTGATCAATACAGCTCACCCTGTAGCTAACGGTTTGACATACTCAAACCAGTTATCCACAGCAGCTTCATTGTCACAAACTTCTGTTGAACAGATGTTGATTCAAATCCGCGGCGCTATTGACAACAATGGTAAGCGTATTCGTCTCAAGGCTGAACAATTAGTTGTTCCACCAGCACTCGAGTTCCAGGCTGAGGTTATCCTCAAATCTGTACTCCGTTCTGGTACAGCTGACAACGATTTGAACCCTATCAAATCAACAGGCATGTTGCCTAAAGGCACACACGTGGTTACACGTCTGTCCTCTAGCAAAGCCTGGTGGGTTCAGACCGACGCTGAAAATGGTCTCATGCTCGTTAATCGCCGTAACCTAGAGAAATCGATGGAGGGCGACTTTGAGACTGACTCCATGCGTTACAAAGCCACTGAGCGTTACGCGACCGGGTGGCACGATGCACGTAACATCTTCGGTACAGCAGGTCTATAATCAGCTTTAAAATAAAGTTGTAAAAAAGCAAAAAACCCGGCCCAAAAAGCTGGGTTTTTTGCATTAATATATGTATGAAGATAGTTTCCAGACAACAAGCGATTGAAAAAAAATTAACCAGATATTTTACTGGTGAGCCCTGTAAACACGACCATGTTGCTGAACGTCTTTTAAGCAACAGAACTTGTATTGAATGTCAGCTTCCCCGAAAAAGAAACTGGAATAACAAACCTGGAGTAAAAGAACAATCTATTGCCAGAGCGAACGCCCACAACAAAGCCCATCCAGAAATGCACTTAGCTCGTACACGTAAGCGTCAAGCTGCATTATTACAAAGAGTTCCTAAATGGGACCCACACGCACACCTAATCATTGCCAAATATCAACTGGCCGCCATGCTCACTAAAGCCTCTGGCATCGTTCACCACATAGACCACATTATCCCACTTCAAGGCCGTAAAGTATCGGGCTTGCATGTCTTTTCTAACCTTAGGGTAATCCCGGGCTCAGATAACGTTAAAAAATCCAATAAGTTCTTAGTTTAGGGCGGAATATCCTTTTATTTTGCATTAATATGTATAGGAAGATTAATCCCATTCTGACTGCCGAAACTTCCCGGTGAGACGCCTCAGAGACAGCTTGGGATACCCACTGAGATAAGGAAACACCATGTCATCAACTTTTACATCCCCCATTCGCATTTTCAAGCGTAACAACCCAACTAACGACGGCACAATCTTCCCAGATAACACTGGCGCAGCAGCAGCCACTCAACAAAGCTACATCACCAACCCAATCGTTGGCACAACTTCTGGTGCAACTGTTTTAACAACGGCTGACGTAGGCTCAACAAGCGTAACACCAGTTGTGCTACCAGCTGGCTCATTAATCAGCAACGTACGTTTATTTCAAACTACTGTTCCAACTGGCTTAACTGGTGGTGTTATCACTGTAGCTATCGTTCAGACTAGCCCAACAGACGGATCTTTAACTACCACTACTTTGGGCACAATTACCCCAACAGCAGCCGGTGGTGTTATTTCTATCTCTTTTACAGCCTCTGCAGCCGTGGCAGCTATCCTTAACAACATTGGTACACTGGATGCTACACTGACATTCTCTGCAGCCACTGTATCCGCTAATACTGGTACTTTAGGCGGAACATTTGATATCTCTTACACCCCACGTAACTACGACGGCTCTACTGGTGCCTACGGCGCTGGTCTCTCTAACAGCTAATACAGACGGCGGGGCGACCCGCCTCCTTTAACTTTTAGGAGAAACCTATGGCTAACGCCTACAATCCGTATACATCCCCACCCCATTCCGTAACCGTTCAGGGCGCCTATGAGCCCTTTGACTTGCAAGTTGCTCGTTCCCAAATTATGGGTCACAGCATTCTTAGTATTTTTGGATATCAAGCTGCTGTAACAACCACACCTATTGCTGTTTGGGAAAATGCTGCCGCTTATGTATACCCAACAGTTGCTGGTCAAATGACTGTAGTTAGCACATCAGCCTCTGATGATACTCTTGCAAAGATATTAATTTCTGGTTTAGATGCAAACTTTGCACCTATATCTGAAGTTATTGCTTTAAACGGTACCACTGGCGTAACAACTGTTAATAGCTATTTACGCATTAATAGCATGGTTCTAACATCCGCCGGTACAAGCCAAAATACTAACGTCGGCACCATCACTGCTAAACAATCTAGCAATACTGTTGCACAGATTAATATCGGTATTGGCAAATCACAAAGCACCGTGTACACTGTTCCAGCGGGATATACTTTTTACTTAGATCAGGTTGAAGTTAATTCATCAAACAGCTATACTAGCGCAACAATTTTAACTTACAAAGTACAAACAATTAACAACACTAACGGTGTTAAAATTGTAGCACTACAACAACCATTTGTTGCTATTTATACAATTACTAGACCAACGGATCCATTTGCTTACGCTGAAAAAACTGACATTCAATGGCAGCTATCAACTAGCACAGGTTCTGTTGCAGTAGGTATTATTGTAGCTGGTAAGTTAATTAAAAACGATAGCCAGTCGGCTTAAGGCACTAGATGCCTGTCTACATTGACACTCGAGGAAACTCGGTACTTTCTGTTGCACTGTGTGATCGGTGCAGCAGAAAGTTCGCCTATGTAGACCTGATGCCCGATCCCAACTTTCCAGGGATGCGGGTATGCAAGGAAGATTTAGATAACTTTGATCCGTGGCGCCTACCCGCCCGTCAGACTGAAAACATTGCACTACGCTTTCCGCGCCCCGATGTGTCCGTCGCTACAGGCCCAATCGGTGGTAACCAGATTATGACCGAGAACGGGTTCACTAATCAAAACGCTTTATTTATTGAGGGTTCACCAGCCGCAAATACTCAGGGTGACTTGAACACCATGAGCAACGTGGTGCCGTCACCAATGACCCTGGCGCCAAAGGTTGGATCAATATCACCAGCAGCTGGTACTAAGTCCGGCGGCACCCATGTAACAATCTATGGTAGTAACTTTACTGATGTCGCGACTGTCCGCTTTGGCGGCACAGTAGCAGTATTTAGTCTGGTTGACTCCACCACTATCACCGCAGTAACGCCAGCCTATGCCGTCACTGGTATCGTCAACGTCGAGGTATTCTCTCCGTTCGGTAACAGCACAGCGTATGGTGCGTTTACCTATACCTAATACATGGCCGATCAAAGCATAACCCAACTACCCGTCGCCATATCCCTAACAGGGGATGAGCAGACGGTAATCGTGCAGCGCGGAGTTACCAAACAGGTACAAGTAAGCCTGATTGCTAACGCCGTATCGCCGGGTAAGCTGATCACTAATGTAGTACTCGACGCACAGAACTACTTGGTGTTTTATTACAGTGATGGTACGACATCACAGACCGGCCCAATACCTGGCTACATATCAGCAACAATTAATGGCTCTGGCCATTTAATTTTAACACTCACAACGGGCGGCACAGTTGACTGTGGCAATGTGGTCGGTCCGCAAGGACCCACAGGGCCCACTGGCCCCACAGGACCACAGGGCCCCGCTGGAGCCCCAGGCCAGGGTGTAGCAGCGGGTGGTACCGCAGGTCAAATTCTGTATAAGATTGATGGCACAGACTACAACACTGGATGGGAAAACCCTCCAGCATCTGGTGTAGCATCCGTCTCCGGTACAGCGGGAAGAATCTCATCTACTGGTGGATCAACACCAGTCATTGATATGGTAGCGACAGCAGTCACTGCGGGTAGCTACACAAACACAAACTTAACGGTCGATGCCTACGGCCGCATCACACTAGCATCTAGTGGCGCCGCGGGTGGTGTGACAACCTTCCAGACATCACTATCCGGATTAACGCCCTCTACGGCCACTACAGGCGCGGTAACCCTCGCAGGCACCCTAGGGGTACCAAGCGGAGGAACAGGCTCTGTGAGCCTCACAGGCTACGTGAAGGGCACTGGTACCGCGGCACTGACGGCATCAAGCACAGTCCCAACGACAGACCTCTCAGGCACCGTCACAAATGCCCAGTTAGCTAACTCAGCGATCACTATCAACGGTACGGCTACGAGCCTTGGTGGCACTATTAACGTAGGTACCGTGACATCTGTGGCCGCCACTGCGGGGACAGGAATTAGTGTATCGGGAAGTCCAATCACTTCTAGCGGTACGTTGACCATTACCAATACGGCCCCAGACCAGACAGTAGCGTTTACCAACGGCACAGGCATTAGTGTTACGGGTACTTACCCTAACTTTACAGTAACTAATACAGCGCCATCAAGTGGCGGAACGGTGACCAGCGTCACAGGCACGGCCCCCGTAGTTAGTAGTGGGGGCAATACACCAGCGATTAGTATGGCCGCGGCGACAACGTCAGTGAGCGGGTATTTAACATCTACCGACTGGAACACATTTAACAGTAAGCAACCAGCGGGTACCTATGTAACCAGTATTACCTCCAGCACCTTAACAATCGCTGGAACAGGCACTATACCAACAATTAACCTTTCGTCTGGTATTGTTACAGCAGGAACAACTGGCTCGGCAACACTGATCCCAGTTGTTACTGTTGATACTTATGGTCGTGTTACTAACATCACGACTGCATCAAACCCACAGGGTACAGTAACATCAGTTAGCGGTACTGGCACAGTAAACGGCATAACACTTACTGGCACAGTGACAAGTTCTGGTAGCCTGACACTCGGTGGCACACTGGGCAGTATTGCTAACAGTCAGCTGACAAACAGCTCACTAACTGTCGGTACAACAAATATTGCGCTAGGTGCGACGAGCCTAACACTAGGTGGTTTGACAAGCGTTGCGGTAACACAAGACCCAGTGTCGGCACTGCAACTTGCTACAAAGCAATACGTAGATAATATTGCCCAAGGTTTAAACACAAAAGCCCCGGTGTTAGTTGCGACTACAGCAAACATCACGCTCTCTGGTGAGCAAACGATTGATGGTTTTACTACATCATCCAGCCGCGTATTGGTTAAGAATCAGACACTGCCGGCAAACAACGGCATCTACCTGTCTAACCCAGCGGCTTGGACAAGGGCACTAGACGCAGACACATGGAACGAATTAGTATCTGCCTATGTATTTGTTGAAGAGGGTACAATCAACGGTGACACTGGTTGGGTATGTACATCAGATCCGGGTGGCACACTGGGAGTTACAGCAGTTACTTGGGTTCAATTCTCAGGCGCGGGCACATACACAGCCGGTACAGGTTTAACCCTCACCGGCACACAATTTAGTATTACCAATACGGCTGCTACAGCTGGAACATACGGTAACGCAGCGAGAACAATCACGCAGACTGTAAATGCTCAGGGCCAGATCACTAATATTTTTGATCAGCCAATCAGCATTGCTCCGAGCCAAATCAACGCCACAATTCCTAATAGTGGGTTGACAAACAGCTCAGTAACATACAATGGTGTCACGGTTGCACTGGGTGCCAGCGGCACAATTACAGCCAATACAACAAATACATTAACTATTGGAACAGGTTTATCTGGAACTAGCTTTAACGGTAGCGCTCCGGTAACTATTGCAATTAGCAACACTGGCGTAACTGCAGCAGCTTATGGTGCTGCAAGTAAGACGTTAACTGCAACAGTTAACGCACAAGGTCAACTGACCGTATTGGCAGATACACCAATTGCAATTGCCAACACACAAGTTAGTGGCCTTGGCACAATGTCAACACAAAATGCCAACGCAGTAGCAGTCACTGGCGGTACAATTAATGGAACAACAATCGGTACCTCGACAGCAGCTGCTATCACAGGCACAACTATAACAGCAACAACATACGTCGGTATATCCGGAGGAACATTTTAAATGGCACAAAGCGGCTACACACCAATTAGTATCTACTACAGCTCTACGGCTACTAACGTACCGACAGCTGGCAACCTCGTCAATGGTGAGCTGGCGATCAACATTACCGACGGAAAGTTGTACTACAAAGACAACGCCGGTGTGGTTAAACTATTGGCAAGCAACGGGGCAAGCACTCCGGTTACTTCTTTTCAGACATCACTAGGTGGTTTAACTCCGTCTACAGCAACAACCGGTGTTGTAACCCTTGCTGGTACACTCAATACTAGCTCTGGCGGTACAGGATTAACAACTTACACAGCCGGCGATTTGCCTTATTATGCCTCCGGCACAGCATTGAGCAAACTGGCTATTGGTACTACCGGTCAGATCTTGACATCAACCGGCACTGGTTTACAATGGACATCGTTGTCCTCTGTTGGTGTAACAACCATCAGCTTTGGTTCAACTGGCTTGACACCGGCTACAGCGACATCGGGCGCGGTAACAGTTGCAGGTACATTGGTAGTATCAAACGGCGGTACAGGACTCACTAGCTTAACTTCTGGCTATATTCCTTACGGTAACGGAACATCAGCATTTAGCAACTCTGCTAACCTTTATTTCTCTGGCTCTAAGTTCGGTGTCAATACAGCAACTCCCGCGGTTACTGCGGTGTTTGTTGGTACAGACGCGTTGCAGATCCCCGTTGGTAGCGCTGCACAGCAGCCGGGCCAATCAGGTCAACCTACACCTGCAGCTGGTATGTTGCGCTTTAATAATGGCACGACACAGTTTGAAGGCTATAACGGAACAGTATGGGCCTCTGTTGGTGGCGCTGCAATCAGCAACGACACAACTACTGCAACTAACGAGTATCCACTGTTTGCTAGTGCAACATCTGGCACAGCGCTCACAATTTACACAAGTAACGCTAAATACCTTTACAAACCATCTACTGGTGATTTACAATCATCACAAGTTGTTGCGGGTAACGGCTTCTTTGTAAACCCAACTACTTTGGTTAATAGTTACACATTGCCTGCAAGTTTTAACGCAAGCACTACAGGCCCATTCACAATCCCTAGCGGCTTGTCCGTTACAGTTTCCAGCGGCTCACGCTGGGTAGTACTATAAGGAAATAATATGAGTTCAGTCGTAATCGCTGGCGATACATCGGGTTCAGTAACCCTCCAAGCACCTGCCACGGCAGGTAGCGTTGTTGTCACCTTGCCAAGCGCAAATGGTACCATGTTGACAAATAACAGCACAATTACACCTTCTGCGGGTTCTGTAAACCAAGCAGCTATTGCTACTGGTGTAGCTGGTACAGGCCCAGCGTTTAGTGCTTATACAGCTTCTGCACAAGCAATATCTACAAATACGCTTACAAAAGTTTTGTTTGGAACTGAAGAATTTGATACAAACAATAACTTTGCATCAAGCACATTTACACCAACTGTCGCTGGTTATTATCAAATATCTGCATCAATAGGAGTTGCCTCAACAAATTGTCAAGGTCAATTACGATTATTTAAAAACGGAGCAAGCTATAAATTTTTACAATCTATTGTTGCTAATGCAGTAGATATTATTACTGGCTCCACTTTGGTGTATTGCAATGGAACTACCGATTATTTAGAAATTTATACCTTTCTTTCAGTTGGACAAAATCTTTCTAATTCATCTACAGCAGTATATTTTAATGGTGTTTTAGTGAGGTCTGCATAATGTACAAAAAAATCATGGCTCTATATCCTAGCCTTACACAACAGGATTTCTTGACTGTAATCACACTACAAAACGATTCAGATGGTAAAGGCGATTACATTGCTAAATGGGAACACCCTACACTAGCTAAACCAACAGATGAGGAACTTAAATAATGGCAGGGGTTTACTGGATTGGCCTAGAAAACCATACTGACATTTTTAGTCAGGGTTATGTAGGCATATCCAGAGACCCAGAGATGCGTTGGAAGTATCACAGCAAGCGTAAAGAAAACTTTAATGTCCGCTATGCCATCCATAAGTTTGGCTGGGACAAGCTAGTTAAAAAGGTAATCATTGAGGCAGATATTGATTACTGTTTAGAGATGGAAGCAAAGTTAAGACCAACGGAAAACATTGGTTGGAACATAGCAAAAGGCGGTGGTAAGCCACCAAACGTGCCTTGGAACAAAGGAGTACCCGCAGATCCAGCGCACATTAAAAGAATGAATAAAATCAGACTTAGCAAACCAAACCATCGTATTGGTGTGGTGCTATCTAACGAAACAAAAGCAAAAATCGGTTTAGCTAACAGTGGTCGTAAGCACACCGCTGAGCATATAGAAAAATGCCGTATTGCCAAAATTGGTAAGAAACAAACCCTATCAACTTGTCCGCATTGTAACAAAGTGGGCGGTTCACAGACCATGCCACGTTGGCATTTTGATAATTGTAAACAAAAAGGAATTTAACTATGGCTTCTGTCATAAGTGCGGGCACATCGGCCGGCACAGCACTAAACCTCACCGGCGACACCTCCGGCATCCTCCAGCTCGCTTCCAATAACGGCACTGTGGGCTTGACCATGGACACCTCACAGAATGTAGGTATTGGTACTGCTCCTAGCGCATGGAGTGGATTTAATGCCTTAGATGTTGGTAGCGGTGGATTAGGATTTTATCTTGGTGGCGTACAACAAAATGCTTATTACAATGGTTCAAGTTGGGTTTATAAAACAACAAATCCTGCAACTCAGTATTTAATGAGTGGCGGTTTGCACCGTTGGGGCTATGCCACATCAGGCACAGCAAATGCTACTTTTTCATTTACTGAAGCAATGCGTATTGACTCTAGTGGTAATGTAGGAATTGGTACTAGTAGTCCTGCAACTAAATTAGATGTAGTTGGGACAATAAGAGCAAGTCAATCCTTAGCTTTTGGTACAAATGGAACTTCAGGTGTAGGTACTATTTATTCTGATTCAAATTGGGGATGCCTTATTACTGCAAAACAAGCGTCTCCAGCTTTAGCAGATTTTATGTGGCAAAACGGTTCATCTGTAGAACGTATGCGTATTGACTCTAGTGGTAATTTGTTGGTTGGTACTACAACAGCTATCGGAAAATTAACTGTTGCTGGTTTAGCAAGTGCACAAACTCTTCAAGTAAAAGGTAGCTCTAGTGGTTCGTTTAGTGCTGATGCTATGTTTTTGCAAAATGAGGGCCCAAGTCTTTTTAGGTCTTATGCTTGCGGTACAAATGGCTCAACTTATGGTCAATGGGTACATTATGCAGTAACATCAACTGGAAGCCCTGTCTCAGTATTTACTGCGTCAAATGGAAGTTTTGCAGTACCAGGTGCTTTGTCAAAAGGTTCTGGCTCTTTCCGCATCGACCACCCGCTTCCAGAACTAGAAGAAACACATCAATTAGTACACTCCTTTATTGAGGGACCACAGGCTGACTTGATTTACCGTGGTCGTGTATCACTGGTAAACGGTAAAGCAACAGTAAATATTGACGAAGCCGCAACAATGACTGAAGGAACTTTTGTTGTTCTTTGCCGTGATGTTCAGTGCTTTACAACCAACGAGTCTGATTGGACTCCTGTCCGTGGTTCTGTGTCAGGAAATATTATTACTATTGAATCTCAGGACGATAAAGCAACATCAAACATTAGCTGGATGGTAATTGGTGAACGTCAAGACAAACACATGATGGAAACAAACTGGACTGACGAAAGTGGTAAAGTTATTGTTGAGCCGTTAAAAGTTGCCCCGCCTTTAATTATGGCTGGTGTAAATACAGAAACAGAAGGAGCTAAATAATGTCCATCATCCTCGACGGCACATCTGGAATAACATCCCCTGGCGGCGATACGGCAACCGTATCCGTTGCCACACCCATTGTCAAGAGCCCAAGCTCACTGACATTACAGACCAATGGCTCAACCACTGCGGTTACTATTGATACTGCACAGAACGTGAGTATTGGTGGTTCAGTTAACGGCAATACAAAAGTTATTATTGAAAAGTCAAGTTCGTTAACATTAAACCCATTTGGAAACGCGGGGGTTTCGACGCTATCTCTTAAAAATACAAGCTCAACAGCAAACGCCGGAACATATATTACAAACTTTAATGCTGCGGGAGTTTTAAATTCATATATTGGATTTATAAACGAAGATACATCTTACGCAAGTGATATTGTTTTTGGAACTGTATCTGCAAGTGCCACAACTTATGGCGAACGTCTGCGCATTAATTCAACTGGTGCTATAGTTCTTTCTGGAGGCAATACTTCAGCTAATGGCGTAGGCATCTCCTTCCCAGCAACCCAATCCGCTTCATCTGATGCTAATACACTAGATGATTATGAAGAAGGTACTTGGACACCAACTTTAAACTTTGGCGGTGCATCAGGAGTAACAACTTATGGTCAAAGAAATGGAACATATACTAAAGTTGGAAATGTTGTAACTGTTAGGGCTTATATTCAGATAACAACCAAAAGTGCTGCAACTGGAACCGCAACATTAGATGGGCTTCCTTTCACTACAAATGGTGCAAGTGTGAATTATGCTTCTAGTTTTGGATATTTTAGTGGTCAATTAATTACAGGTTCTTTTATGTGTTACATAGCTGGCGGAGCAACAGGTATACAATTAGGTCAAACAAATGGCACTACTGGATTTGCAAGCCTCACAAATACCAACTTTGTAAATGCAGGTGATGTTATTTTTCAAACAACTTATATTGCAGTTTAATTAACTAACATAGATTTGTTAGTCGGACACTTAACAGGAGAATTAAAAATGGCATTAACTAAAGAAACAGCAGTAGACCAAATTACAGTAACAGAAAACGGAATTGTATTGGTTCGTGAAGCTACACGCATCATGGAAGACGGAGTACAACTCTCTCAAACCTACCACCGCACCAGCCTCGTCCCAGCTCAAGACGTAAGCAACGAGCCGGCTAATGTTGTAGCTATCTGCAATGTAGCTTGGACACCTGAAGTTATTGCTGCTTACAAAGCACAGCAAGAAGCCAACAAACCAGCCCTCTAAGAAAGAGTCGTAATGGACTTGCAAACCCTCATCAACACAGTGCTACCCCTTATCTGCGTAGCCATTGGCTGGTTCTGTAAAGAGCTCTGGAACGCTGTTCAGGATCTGAAAGACGACCTGACAGATATTCGTACCCACCTAGCTGACAACTACGTCAAAAAGGACGACTTTGCGTCTCGCTGGGATGAGGTCCTTAAAGCAATCCACCGCATTGAGGATAAACTCGATGATATCCGCAAATGAAAGAAATAGTAAGACAACTACTTACTGGCAAAGATGGTGTCACTTATGATATTGCTAGAGTTACTTGGCTACTTGGTACCATCACTGTTATTGCTCTGGCTGCTTTCGAAGTGTCCACAGCGCAAATCAGCCTTCGCGAGTTGGCGGAATCGCTTGGTATTATTTCTGCAGCGGGTGGCGCGTCGACCATGATGAAAAAAGACACCGAGCCACAATGATCTATCTGCTGCTTGTACCAATCAGCTTGCTCGTCACGCTACTAGCCATTCTGTTGTCCCCCATCCTGCCACTCTTTGCCACAAGCCAAGACGGCTGGCTTGACAACCATTCAAGCTGGGGCAAAGGCCCCCGCCTGCCAGTGTGGCTGAATTGGTTTATGACACCGGACAACTCACTGGATGGCGACGCTACGTTTGAGGCTTTAAATGGAACTGGATACTTTAGTAAAGTTAAGTGGCTCTGCCGTAATCCTGCTTATTCTTTTGCGCTTAGATACCTCTTTGCACCTTACCAGGTTGTTGTTAGGGGCGATATATCAATCAAGGATAACGATAACGCAAAAGCTGGCTGGTGTTATGTTACTGCTAACGGTTTATTTCAGTTTCGTTGGGTACAACCAATCGGATTTTCTCGGTGTCTGTATTGCAACTTTGGCCATAATATTTTTGTTTTAGCGGACCCTAACGTAAACCCTAAGCCAAATCTATGTCAGGCAACCTTTGTGTTTTCACCTCGTATTTCGGGGTTTAGATAATGTTTCCATTAGGAATACTGACCTATGTCAAAATTGGACTTTTTGCTTTATCTTTATGCGTGGCTGGCTATCTTGGCTACGCTGTGGAAAGTAGTCGATTCAATTCGTACAAACAAGCGCAACAAGCTGCCACCCAAGCGCTCCAAGAGCAGCACCAAGCAGCCGCCGACCAAATAAGGAAAGAAAAAGATGCGCAAATCGCTTCTATTAATACTCAGCTTGCTGATGCTCTTGTCAAGCTGCGTGAGCGTCCCAGTCGTACCCAAGCCTCCAGCAATGGACAAGGTGGAACTGGGCTGTCCCTTTCTGCCGAGGACGCTTCTTTTCTTACAAGGGAAGCTGCTAGAGCAGACATCTTGCGAACAGCCCTCTCAGCCTGCTACGACCAGTACGACGCGCTAAATAAATAATAAACCCCAATTTGCATTAATATATGCAGAGTAAGGAGCATGAATGAAAAAGCTATTAGTAGTACTGTTGTGGGTAGTTGGCATATTTGCAGCGATCCACTTCACAGACAGGTATACCCAGATTGAAGAGAACATCATGGCCATCGCTAAATCCACACTAGACTTCATCACCAAGGAGGAAGGTGCCCGTAACAAGGCATACAAGGACTCTAAGGGTCTGTGGACGATTGGCGTGGGCCACCTCATCAAGTCCGACGAGCAGCACCTCATCACCGCGACCCTAACAGATAAACAGGTACAAGAGCTTCTGAGAAGCGATTTAAGGTGGTGTAGCGAGGCCGTAGAGAGATCGGTGAGGATCAGCCTTACCCAGGGTCAATTCGACGCCCTGTACAGCCTATGCTTTAATATCGGCGAGACAAATTTTAAGAAATCCACAGTGGTCAAGAAGATCAACGAAAATGACCTACAGGGTGCAGCTGATGCCATACTGATGTGGAACAAACCAGATGTGCTTATAAATCGTAGAAAGCGCGAAAGAGCGCTATTCTTAGGGGCGTAAATAGCCTGTTTTTTGCATTAATATAAGTAGGACTACTCAACCAATCACTCAAGGAATTACCATGGACGGCTTTAAAACATTACCAAGATACAAAGCTGGTGGACTAGTCAAGACACCAGTAACCGGCGACAAAAAGGCTGCAGCACCATCTAAGGCCGTAGCAAAGCCAGCCTTTAAGGGCAGCGACGTAGCTAAAGAAAAAAGCAAGCCCGCAGGTCATAAAGATTCGTACATCAAGTCTAAAGAGTCAGGTAAAACCGCAGACTTTCCAAGTGCCGCTGTAAAGGGCCGTAAGGCAAAAGCCACTGGCACCGTGAGCAAATTCAAGTGTGGTGGTAAGATCGTTAAAAAAGCTGATGGTGGCATCATGGACGCTATCGGTGGTGTTGGTACACAGCTTAAGAACAACGTTATGGGCACACCAGAGCAGAATCGTATCGCTCAGGCCCGTATGGACATGATTGCACGTAAAAAAGCACAACAGGCAGCACTTCTCCAGGGTCAAGCACCCGCGGCAGCACTGCAGCAAGGTGCCCTTGCAGGTGCATTGGGTGGTCAAGGCGCAATTAGTGACACTGAAAGACAGGCTATGTCACCAGCACCAGCAATGCAAGCTCCGGGTGGTGTAAGCCCAGCCGGCCCAGTACCCACCCAGAAAAAGGGCGGCAAAGTAAAAGGCAAGTCTAATATGCCAGTTAAGTCGGAGCAACAAATGAAGGCTATGTACGCCGCGGCTGCTGGCAAATCAACCCTTGGCATCCCTAAGAAGGTTGCCAAGGAGTTTATTAAATCTGGACCCGCATCAAACAAATTACCAAACAAAGTAACTAAACGGGCCGCAGGCCGAGGTCGATAAATGAAAGATTTCAAACAAACACCTAAGATGAATGCTGAAGGCAGCCATTATTGCAAAGGTGGCAAAGTTAAAAAAATGGCCGAAGGTGGTTCTTCTAGTGATATGGACTGGAGTAAAGCAAAACCAGTAGAAATGCCAGGAGCGCGTGGTGATGGTGGTACTAATGTTCCAGGTTTTGGAAAAGTAAAACCAGTATCAATGCCTGAAGGACGTGGTGGTGATGGTATTAATATTCCAGGGTTAGGAAAAGTAAAATCAGTACCAATGCCTTCCAATGGCAGGTCACAATTACTTAAAACTGGCGGAAAAGTAAAACGCGGAAATAAAAAATAATGGCCTACTCAGGTACCACAGGAAATACTGTTGTGACTGTTGACCAACTAATTGCGTATGCTTTTAGAGATGCTGGACACACTGCTGAAGAAGCAACACCTGAATTAATTGGTGCAGCCAAGCAGGCACTGTTTTATAACTTGCAAAATCTGTCCAACATGGGTGTTAATTTATGGCTCCTGGAGAACATGCTTGTCGGCGCAGTGACAGCTCAGCAGCAGTTAGTACTTCCTAAGACAGTCATCGACGTACGTGAGAGCAACTGGGTATATATTATTAACCAGGCAGCCTCTGAGTACTTGCCAATTAGCAACCCAGACTCACCGGCAGTGTTTGATCAAAATCTATCGCTGGTGTCTACCTCCACCATTGGTGCAAATTACTTTGGTCTTCAGTATCAATCAGCGCAGCCAGTGTACTACGTTGGATTCAATGGCTACGCTGTAGGTACAGGTACGACAACGTACAACTTTGCCTACGAGACCAGTGAGGATGGAATCACTTGGACAACTGTCAAGCAGTTACCAACCACCACACTGTCTGATAAAGAGTGGGCGTACTTTAATATTAGCACGACACCGACACACCTATACTATCGCCTGCGCGAGACCGTTGCAACCACGTTCTCTATACGCCAGATCGTATTCTCTACGAGCCAGCAAGTTATTCCATTGGCGCGCCTAAACCGCGACGACTACTGGAACCTCCCAAACAAACAATTTCCTAGTCAACGCTCCTTGCAATATTGGTTTGATAGAACCATTGAGCCCTCGATGTATATCTGGCCAGTTCCTAATAACGACTTTCAGATGTTTCAGCTCATTGTAGAAGTTCAAATGCAAGACGTTGGATCATTGACAGATCAAATTTATGTTCCAGATCGCTGGATTAGTTGCGTTCAAAAGCAACTGTCGCACTCTATGTCACTGCAATTACCGGGTGTTGACATTACACGTATCCAGTACTTAGAAGGACAGGCAGCAAAAGCATTCCTACAAGCCAGTGAGGAAGATCGTGACAAATCGCCGATATATTTTCAACCTAACATAAGCTACTACACACGATGAGCGTTATAATGTCGTACGACAGCCTTGTGCTGAATATCCAGCAGTACATGGAACGAAATGACCCGGACTTCATTGCACAGATACCTAACCTGATTGCGCTGGCCGAGTCATCAATTGCTGCAGAGCTTAAGACCTACCTACAACTTATTGTGGTAGAGACCAATCTTGCACAGAACCAAACTGTTCTGAACAAGCCAGCACGTTGGAGAAAAACTGTCTCTATGAAGGTCAACGGGCAGCCAGTCTTACTACGCAGCCAGGACTATGTGGCACAGTACTTATCTGAGTCATCGGCAGGCAAGCCAGTATACTACGCGGACTATGACTACAGCAACTGGAACTTTGCCCCACAGCCAGATACAAGCTATCCTGTAGAAATTATTTACTACGCAGAGGTTCAACCATTAGATTCTTCTAATCAACAAAACCTATGGACAGCTATCGCACCACAGGCGATGTTATACGGTGCCTTGTTGCAAGCACAGGGTTACTTAAAGGCTATTGACAAGCTACCCGTGTGGAAACAATTCTACACAGACGCCGTTGGCGCACTGAAAAAAGAAGACAATTCACGTCGCATAGACCGCAACACAACCATTCAAGAGCCTTAATATATGACCACTCCGGTATACGTCTCGCCGTTCACAGGGACAGTTGTAACACCAACTGATGTCTCATACCTCGCGCTGCCTTTTAGCACAAACCAGACACTAAACTGGCCATCAACTGTCAATGGCGCCGAGGTTGTTGCTGCTCGTATTATTGACTGTACAGCGTCAACATCTGGCCTATCCATTGCGTTGCCACAAGGCAATCAGGGAACACTGGGCTCAGACATCCTATTCCGCAACTTAGGCGCTTTTTCTTTCTTAGTTACAGACTACACCAGTGGTGCGTCATTTACTGTCCCCGTCGGTATCTCTAAGTATGTGTACCTCGTAGATAACACAACAGCCGCTGGTGTATGGAACAACGTTACCTTCGCGGCTGGTACCTCTGTCGCTGACGCCGCGTCATTGGCCGGCGCTGGACTAACAACAGTCAGTGGGCAACTAGCCACCACTCAAAACCTAGTAGATGTTACATCTTCTCCAGTCATTAATGATCTTAGCCGCGCTGCTACGTTTGTATGGAATGGCGGCGCTGGAACATTTAATTTACCAATATTTTCCAGTCTATCTGCCGGCTGGTTCATTGGATTTAGAAATAATGGCTCTGGCTCACTCACAATTAGCCCAGTATCCCCATCATTAATCAATGGTCAGTCATCCATCATTGCAAACCCTGGTGACTCTGGGTTTATCATGTATGACTCCGCAAGCAATGGTTTTGTTACTGTCGGCTTCCTTACTGCCCCAAACGTAACCTTCACAGCGGCATCCTACGATGTGGATACCATTGTCGGTAACACACTGAACCTAGTATCTTTTGCGCCAGTAATTCAGACATACATTGCACAGTCTGGCACACGCACTCAGACACTAGCTGTTACTCTGCCAGCGATTACCCAGATCTATATCTTGGTAAACAACACTAATCAAACTGGCTACAACATTACATTCCAGAACCAAGGAACAAGCCAGCCACCGTTCGTATTGGCGGCGGGTAGTATTGTTACAATGTTAAGC